AAACGGCCAGCCTCACCGACGCTCACATCGCCGATTGCATGGACGCTCCCAAGGCGCACACCATCGACAACCTCCTACCGGCGCTGCGCCCCGGCACCACACCCGAGAAGGTGTATCGCCGCGTCTTCTCCCGAATTTACTCAAACCTCAAAGAAAAACAGGAGTTCCCCGATGCCTTCGCCAATGCCACGACCTACCTCAAACACCTACTACGTGAAGACCACCAACTCGCGCATGTCCTGCAAGCCCAAGCATCCATGCAAGCCCAAAAAGCCACGGCTTACCGGCGGGTCCCCGTCGGGGAGGCAACCTGTGCCCTGTGCCTAGTCGCCGCGACGCAACGATACGAGGTCGAACACCTCCTCCCGATGCATCCAGGATGCGACTGTGACGTGGCGCCCCTGCCCCCAGGCATGGACACGCTCCAGGTCATCGACCCCCACCTCCTCGCCGCCGTCCACGACGAGGTCGAGAAGAAGTACGGGTACGCCGATTTCACCGCCGAAGGCTACAGCAAACTCCTGATCACCACCCAGGACCTCGAACGAGGACCCCGCCTCGCCTTCAACCCACGCCCCTTCACCCGATACGAATTTCACTACACAGGGGAACTCGGCCATCTTGCCAAGTTCAAAGAACCACAACCATGGGACGAGATGAAAACCAGGATCGCACTCTCACCCAAGCAGGGCAAGCCCTGGGACGAGGTGGAAACCAAGACGGCGAAATGGTTGGATGCTATCGGCATCCCAGTCAAGCGTCTGATGCGATGGGAGAAATACGCGGTCCCCGATAGCGCCTGGGAAGAGCGGCAACAAACCTTTGAGTTCAAGAACCCCTCAACTCATGATCTCACCACGATCAAGAGTCACTGCAAAAAGCTTGTTAAGCAGTCTCGACGAGGCGTATTCGCACAGACCAATGACGAAGGCACGGCTCTTGTCGGTATGAGCAAAGAAGAGGCCGAAACTTTGCTCGCGACAGTCCTGGGGTATGCTGGAGCTCACCTCGACGAGGTGATAGTGTTGTTGCAAGGAGGTGATTATCTTGTCTGGATCAGACACTGACATGTACTTGATCGGGCGGGGACCCACGCGCGACCAGGTGCTGGCCGCTATCGATGCCATCCCGCTGATCGGAGGGTACGATCTGGATGAAACCAGCGATGTGAAAGACTTGCCCGAAGCCGCAGAGTTTGCGTTCGACCTGGACACGTACTTCGATGACGACGAGGATAAAATCACCACATCCCTCAGCCAACAGCTCGGTGTTCGTGTCATATCATTGGCACAATGGCAGCGAGAGGTCATCGCTGCCCATCCTGAGTACGCCACATCGCGGAGGTGATTGTCTTGTCTGGACGCATGAGTGATCTGTTCGTGATCGGTCGTGGACCCACAGAAGAACAGATTGAGGCAGCCATTGCTGCCATTCCGTTGGTCGGGGGATATGACTTGTATGATGTCGACGCCATGAGAGATACCAACGAGACCGAAGAGTTTGCCTTCGACTTGAGCACCAATATGAAAAACGACGAAACCATGGTTACTACCTTGCTCAGTGGACTACTCGGCGTTCGTGTTCTGTCGATTGAACAGTGGGAGTCTGAGATTAACGCCGCCCATCCTGAGTGCGATCCGTCGTCGCCGTATTTCGACATCAACCTTGCACTGCGAAGTTAAGCACCTCGTTAGCTTTTTCGCTTGAAACGTGTGAAGGCCCTACCTGTTCTGGTGGGGCCTTTATCATGCCCGGAATTCTGATCCGGGATCTTCCTATTCTTCAGCGTCTGCCTGTCCAGGTGGCGCGAACGCTTCACGTCCGGCGGTTATTTGGACGGTATTGAAAGGATCACTAACACATGAACAAGACCCTTACGCCTATTCAGGGCGGTTTCACCCTCTCCACTGCTAGCGGAGAACCACAGATCGGCCAGGGGCAGGCTCCTGGCGGGTCCCCACAGCCCTCTTCGGGGCCGACTCCTGCGGGAGGACAGGCTGACGAGTTCGCGGCCATCACGTCTCAAGACCAGCTCGACCAGGTGTTGTCGGGGATCCTGGGCAAGCGCTTGGCGCGGTTCAAGGATTACGACGATGTGAAGGCCAAGGCCGCGCGGTTGGACGAGTTGGAGGAGGCTCAGAAGACCGAGGCCCAGAAGCAGGCCGACGCGATCGCTCTTCTCACGAAGGAGAACGAGTCGTTGAAGGTCGAGGCTCTGCGTGCCCAGGTCGCCGCCGCTAAGGGCGTGCCCGCCCGGTTGCTGATCGGTGCAACGAAGGAGGACATGGAGGCCGCTGCGGACGAACTGCTCAGTTTCCGCGGGGCGGCTGCCCCGGCGCCTCAGTACGCGAAGATCGACGCGCCCGGTGAGAAGGAGCCCATCGCGGGCGCCGCTCAGATCACGTCTGCCGAGCAGATCAAATCCATGACACCCACCGACCTCATGACGGCCTTGAAGGAAGGCAAGCTCACCGAGGTCCTCAAAGGCTGATTCTCAGCCGGAAGGAATAACTTATGCCATTCAACAATGCTGTTGCCCAGATTTGGGCTAAAGCCATCCTCGCCAATCTCCAGGCCAGCCTCGTCTACGGTCAGAAGACCGTGGTCAACACTGACTACGAGGGTGAGATCAAGAACCAGGGCGACACCGTCCACATCACCGGGATCGTGGACCCGTCGGTGCGCCCGTACTCGAAGTCCTCGACCCTGTCATGGGACGAGGTCCAAGACACCGGCACGGACCTGGTCATCGACCAGGGCGACTATTTCGCGTTCCGCACCCACGACATCGACAAGGTCCAGGCCTCGCCGGAGTGGGTGGTGGCCGCGACGGCCGGCGCCGCCCTCAACCTGCAGAAGCAGGCCGACTCCTACATCGGGGTCACCATGGCCGCCGAAGTCGCCGCAGGCAACCAGCTCGGCGCTGTGACCCTGGCCAGCCCGGGCGACGCGTACGACTTGCTCGTGGGCCTGCGCTCGACCCTGACCAAGGCCAACGTCCCCGACGCGGGGCGCTGGGTGGTGGTCCCGACCGACCTGTACTCCCTGCTGCTCAAGGACGACCGGTTCGTCTCGGCCGAGAAGGCCGGCACGGACCAGGGCCTGCGCAACGGCCAGGTCGGGCGTGCGGCCGGGTTCACGATCCTGGAGTCCCAGGGCGTGCCGGTCGCCGACGGGGTGTACACCGTCCTGGCGGGGTATCCGGGGGCGTGCTCCTTCGCGGAGCAGATCCTCAAGACCGAGTCGCTGCGACTGGAGGGCCACTTCGCCGACGGCGTTCGCGGCCTGCACGTCTACGGCTC